AAGCTGCGCAGCTGGCTCAAGATTAAGCGTGACGGGCTTGACCGCATCGAGCGGGAACTGGAGGAAGAGAACGCATTGCTGCGCCGCCGTGACCGCGTCACGATGTTCAAGGGTTGCCCAAAGCACGCCCCGGGACAGATGCAGTGCATGATCGTGAACCTGAATCACCCACGCTTTGTTGACAGCCTGACGGGCACAACAGCACGCGCACAGAGTAAGATCACCCTCGCAGTATTAGGAGCAGTTGCATGAGTATTGATTCGATCGAGTTGTGGCACCGTAGGGGTCGGCCTGACCCCACTTCCCGGGAACTGGACATTCAGATGGGATGCCACATCGAAGAGTTCGTGGAGATGCTGGACTGCGTGCAGTTCGACGGCACATGGAATAATCTGCGCTACGAGATCAAGCTGCTGGCTGACCGCCTCAAGAGCGGGCAAGAGCACGCCATCGTCTGTGACCGCAAAGAGATGCTGGACTCGCTGGCCGATCAGATCGTCACATCTGTCGGTGTTGGCCACTGTGCAGGTATGAAGATGAGCGACGCAGTGGATGCCGTGAACCGCAGCAATTGGTCAAAATACAACGAGAACGGCGAACCTGTGTTCAACGAACATGGGAAAATAGCGAAAGGGCCGAACTACCGCCCTCCAGTGCTGAACAACCTTTACTGAGGAACAACCATGCCACGCGACTACAAAAAAGAGTACGCCAATTACCAAGGCAAGCCAGAGCAAATTGCCAACCGTGCAAAACGCAACGCTGCCCGCTCTGAGATGGAGAAGAAGGGTGTGGTGTCCAAGGGTGACGGCAAGGACGTCGACCACAAGACGCCTATTGCCAAAGGCGGCGGCAACGGATCAGGCAATCTGCGTGCAGTGCCCAAGTCCGCTAACCGCTCCTTTGCGCGTACCCGCAGCGCGGGGATGAAGTAATTACTTCTTGGCCTTGGGCTTTACGCCCTTGGCCTTGTCAGCGGCCACGTATTCCTTGGCCACCTTCTTGGGGATACCCAGCTTCTTGGCGAAGGCTGGGTCATGTGCAGCAGCCCGCATAGTGCGGGCTTGCTTTTCGCTGGTGCTTGGCATTACTTCTTGGCTTTGGCCATGCAAGCGCCCATCTTGGCACACTTGGCTGGGTTGGGGCACTTGGCACATGGCTTGAAAGGAGCAGCTTTTTTGCCTGCGGGGGCCTTGGCCATCATTGTTTTTCCGTACATCATGAGAATCTCCAGTTGGGGGTTAGCGGAATTTTGCGGTCTTTGCAGCTATCTTTTTGGGTTGAGCTACAAACTGTTTGCCTTGCGCTTTGCCAGCGCGTTTCGCACGCGTTGTCGCAGCATATTCAGCAGGGCTAAGGCTTTTAATCGCAGACTCAGGTAGATACCTTTCGCCCGTGTCAGATGATCGTTTTCCACTTTTGGTTTTCCAGTTTTGGTTGGTCCACTCTTTGAGGGACTTCTGAGGGGCTTTCAATCTCTGTACCCCCCGCCAGCGGCTTTGTACTTCTTGGCCACGAGTTGTGCCTTGCGAGCTGACCATTGGCCAGCACCAGTGCCTTGCGTAGCTGCGGCTTTCACCTGACTGACGATCCGCTTGCGCAGCTCGGGCTTGGTGTAGTTGCCTGCAGCATTGACTGTGGATTTTGCTTTGGTTGCCATGTCAGCACTTCCATGCACGCAACGATTTGTTGATGCGGCTGTTGGGGTCTTTGGCAGTCTTGGCGCTGGTCAGCTTCTCTTTCATGCCTTCCATGCGAGCGCAGAACGAATCCTTGCGGGGACCGCCCTCTGGCTGCGGAGCCTTGAGCCCCGGCTTGCCGGGATTCGCCTTGTTGTAGGAGGCACGCCCCTTGGCGTTAAGACCCCCCTTGGGGTCTTTGCCTTCTTTGCGTGTCCATGCTGGTGTCTTTGCCATCACTCTTCTCCTCGTTTCTTGGCGATCTCTTTTTCCATGCGAGTTTGCAGGTCTTCAAGCTCTTTGTCCAGTGCCTCGTAGTCAGGGTATCCCTTGCGATACTCGTCGCGCTTGGCCTTGGTCATTGCGGCTTTAAACTCACGTTCCACACGCTTGGCGTTGAAGTCTTGTCTAGCTTCCTCTTCTGTGACGTTGTAATCATACAACTTGAGGCCGAAGGAGCGTGCAAACACAAGCCCGGAAGGAGGAGCGCCTGTGATTCCCTCTTTGCCCTCGAAGAAGTCGTTGGCGCGGCTGATCTGTCTGCTGCTGATCGCTGGTGGCGTGAAGATGTCGTAGCCTGCCTTGGTCGCGTTCCACAGCTTGTCCCACCCTGTGTCGGTTGGCTGGTGGATGGACTTGCCTGTGAACGTGTCTACGCCGAGCACAGTGCTGGCAATCACAGACACAAACGGGCCGCTTGGGGTGATCATGCTAGGGAACCACGACTGGCCCATAAATCCGTTTGGCAAGCCTTTGGTGATCGACGCAACAGGGAAGTAGTCGCCGAGCTTGTAGTACACAGGATTTTGGTCATCGCCCATGAATGGGATGCGGACGTGCATGTACGGGCCAACTGCGCCAAAGAACATGCGCTCACGGATGCTCTCAGGGCCGGACCTGCGTAGCTCTTCGTCATCTCCATCGGCAGCGCCGCTCATTGCAGCTTCCAGCAGGTAGTACGCCATCAAGATGTTGGCAATCTTCCAAGGCTGCATCAGTATCATGCGCCCGATGATCGGACCCATGGCGTAACCCCACGAGATAAACGGCATGACTGTCTGGCGCAATGCCTTCACAGCCTTAGAGTCGATGTCGTAGTCACCAAACGCGGCAAGCGCAAACTTGCCCGCAGTGCGGAACATCTCTGGCGTTGGTGCATTGGCACCGGCCTTCATCTGCTCTTGGCCAACCGTCTTCATGAAAGCCGCCATGCGGAATGCGTTATCCTCAAAGGCGTAGATTTGTGTCATCACCTCGTCGGCTGTCAGGGCACCCTGCTTGCCTTTCTCAGCGTACTTCGCAAGGAACTCAGCTTTAGACTTCTCAATGCCGAGGAAGCCTGCAACGCGGGTCAGCAGCGAGTTGTCGTTGCCATTGCGCAGGTTGTCTTCTTGCGCTTGGTACAGGGCTTCCTTCACTTCTGTGCTGGAGAAGTCTCCGAGCATGGCACCAGAATTGATGAACTGTTCGACCATGGTGCGCTCTTGCGGAGTCAGCGATTTGGGGCTGAACTCATAGCGGTACAACAGCTTGGTGGCATCGCGCATTGTCTTGAACGAGATGTCGTGCATCATCGCCATAGTCATGTTCGAGGCCGCGTTGGTGACGTGCGTGCCGGGGTTGAGCGTGGTCTTGGTCTTCTTGAACCAACGCATCGTGCTGTTGACTGCACGGATGTCAATGACTGGCTGACGCGAGTACATGTCGATCATCGAGTTCCACACTGGACCCGGCAGGTACTTGCCAGCAAGATCGCCGTACACATCGGACTTTGGCAGCTGCACCCAAGTGCCGGACATGCGATACAGGTCACGGGTCTTCTCAGAGCGCGACATCTCCTCAGACACGCTGAGGATACGATCGTCACCTTCTTGCAGCTGGGTGCCGTACTCTTCGTTGATCTGCGCTACGTTGTCGAAAGCAACCCGTGGGTATGGGCTATCTTCGTTGCCCATCTTGGCCATGGCACTGATGAAGTTCTTGCTGGCGTAATTGTTGGCCAGCGCAGCCATGGTGTTACGCAGGGCGTTTGCCAGATCATCAGCTTTCTCGTCGGCAATCTTTTCACGCGCAGTTGTGTTCGTGGTGAACTTGAACTTACCCTTGTCTGCGTCGCCAGCTTCCAAAACCCAGCGGCGTGTCGTATCGACAGAGAAGCCCATGGGGTCTTTTTCGCCAAGCTCTTTGAACTTAGCCGCAGACATAAAGCCTGCAGACTCTGGCGTACCCTTGAGTGTGTTGGCGGTCTTAAACACTTGGTAGAAATCGCCGTCCAAAACAACATCACCATCTGCAGTCTTGGTAAACCAGTTCTGGTCAATCTCGGACTCAGATATCGACTTCTTGCCGAGCACGGCGTTGATCTTACCAAGGCCGAACTGGTTGCGAGCAATCTCTTCGGTGCGAGATGGAAACAGCAGGTTCTCTGAGAACTTGCGGGTGTTGAAGAACTTCTGCTCGACAGGTGACAGCTCAGCCACGTAGATGTCGAACCACTTTCTCATGTTGTCAGCCAAGCCCTTGAGCTTGCCGCCGTCATCCACACCATCCAGTGCGCGTTTGTTGCCGTCGAGGTAGTCGAACACAGCGTTGACTTGCGCTGCTGGCTGGCTAGTGATGTAGTTGGCAATGCGTTCAGCCACTTGGTAGCCAACGTTCTTGTCGAACTTGTAGTTGTCTTGGATGTCGGAGACGTCACGGTTGACGTTGTAGCGAGAGTTCAGCAAACCAGCAACGATCTCTGCGCTTGGGTATTTCTTCGCTGTCTCACGAGCCCAGCCCGCCAGCTTCTCAACACCTTGGCCAACGATGCCTTCCTTGCTCCAGCCGACTGCCTCAAACAGACGCTGTGTGCTGAATACGTTGACGAGGTTCTTCTCTTCCCAGCGGGTGTAATCCACGACAGGGACGCCCAGAGCTGCAGCGGCTTTCTCGTTGCTGACGGGCTTGCTGGTTTGCACTGCGGCTTCGAGGACATTGCCTGTGTTCGGCACGCGTGCCTCTTTGCTGGCTTTTTCGAGCAGGGCGAGGCTTGAGTCAAGCACGTCTGCAGCCACTGTGTTTGGCTTATTCAGCATACGGGCCATGACAGCCTTGATGTAGCGCCAGACGTTGCTCACAGAGTCGCGGAAGGAAGCTGGTACACCCTTAGACGGCATAGCTTCCAGCGCCTTGCGGAAGTCGTTGAGCGTGGTGCCGTACGACACCAATTCCAGCACAGCATCCAGTTCGTTCTTGTCCGCTACGAGCTTCTTCAGCAGGTCTTGGACTTCCTTGGCTTTGCCAGTGAGTTCGCCTTTGTACCCAACGACAGCTTTCAGCGAACGCTTGAGCTGCATGACCATAGGGTCTTTGGGGTTCTTGTAGATGAACGACTGCAGAGCAGCGTGCAGGGCTTCGTGCAAAGCCACTTCTGGGGACTCATTTGCCCGCAGAAAAACCGTGTTGGTCTTGGGGTCGAAGCGTGGGTCGCCCTCTGTGATGAACTCCAGCTTCACATCGTTCATCTGGTCGTTGATCACGTCACGCAAGGTTCCGGCCAGCATGCGCTCAAACGGGGTGCCAGAGTTGCGGATGTACTGCAAGACTGCCTGCAGGCCGAACTGGCGTTCACCCTTCCCCTTTGGGTTAGCGACGCCTTCTGTTGCAGCCTTCTGAAGTGGGGATATTTCGCCCTGTTGTTCTTTCGCAACACGAACAACGCCACCGCGCACATCAGCGACATCGGGTGTCTCACGCATAAAGGTTTCGCGCTTGGCAGCAGCCCATGCCTGTGACAGCATAGTATCGAGTTGTCTGCCAGCCTGAATGACTTCAGCGCGTGTTTTGCCGGGGGCAACAATCTTGCCCTGAACCATGTCCTTAACCAGACGCACAACAGCTTCGATGTCCTTGGCGTTGCCGCCGACAGCCTGACCCAGTTCTGCCAGAGCAGCTTGCACGTTCGCAGCTTGGACTTCAACGGCAGAGACTTGTTCTTGTGCAAAATCTGCAGCGGCTTTGGATTTAGGCAGCTTGTTGCGGCGCGACACTGCCTGACCACCTTGATCAGAGTATGCCTTGTACGCACCAGCGAAGTTACGAAGAGCGTCGACGATACGCTGCTCTGCTTCGCCAGCACCTTTGCCTACTTTGCCCGATGGGCGGAGCAGGGCGTCACGCACCTTCTTGAGCATTTCAGTGCTAAGCGATGTACGACCGGGAGCCTTAACAGTTTGCGCACCACGCACAGAAGCTGGCAGCGGATTGCCAACGTCAACCGAGTCAACATCCTGAAGCAGTTTGGCCAGCGGCTTGTCTTCCTCAGTTACGACTGCGGCTGCAGGGGCTGCTGGTGCTTTCGCTCGCTGCGTTTTTGCTTTGACGGCTTTAGAGGCTTGAGTGCCACTGGGTGCTCCGGTAGTTGCGGTAGAAGAAACGCCCGCTGCAGGTTGTGCAGCGGGCAAAGCGGCGGCAACTGCAGTTGGAGCGCCGACAGGAGTAACGGGGGCTGCTGGTGCACGTGGACCAACGAAAGTGCCAACTTGCTGCAATGGCTGTGCCACTTGGAAAACGCCGGGGCGTACAGCCTCGATGCCCTCGACACCTTCAACGGGTGCGGGAGCCTGTGTGCGTACCATTTCGCGCCCTGCGGGGGCGGGGGCTTGGTATCCGGCCAAGCTGTCAGGGATGTTGGTCTGGACTTGCGTCAAGCCACCAGCAAGGTTAAGCTCTTGCACAGGTTGTGGGGTAGTCAGCACAGACTGGCGTTGCAGGCCAAACGGCTGTGTCAGGTCTGTCTCTGCGCCGGGCTCTTGGAGTGCGGCAACGTAGCGACCAATGGTCTCGTTTGCGTCCGCCAGCAAAGCATCGCGCTGCTCAGCGGGTGTGTCAGCAGCCTGCAATGTCTCCAGAGTGCCGAACAGTTTGACCCGGTCAGTTTCGGAAATAGCCGCAGACAACTCAGGATCGCGCAGTGCGTAGGCAATGTCGGCGTACGGTGTCTCAGTCAGAGCATCAAGCGTCTGCTCTTCCTGCTGCTGCACAGTCGCAATGTTGGCTGCGTCTTCGCGAAGCTGACGCTGGAGCCATTCTTCTGCATTGGCTGGGGCCACACCTTGCTGGCGAGCAGCTTCCATAACCTGTTGACGTGCAGCTTCGCGTACTTCTGGTGCTACTTGTGGGTCGTACAGAGCCTGTTGCAGCCGTTCAGCGTTGCGAGAGCGAGAGATAGAGCCACCCAGCGCAAGTGGGCCCAACAGCAGTGTCATACCAGCGCCAGCGAGCGCAGAGCCACGTGCTATGTCGCCAACATCTTCGGGTCTTGCGCCGTACGAACGCTCGATAAGTTCTGTGCCGACATCCTGTGCAGCCTCTGTGCCAGCCTGCAACGGGACGTTCAGTGCCATGCCTCTTGCAAAGGGGCGAAGCACGCTGGTATCTGTCAGAGACTGCGCCACACCAGAGGTAGAGCGTGCGCCACGGGCTGCGGCTACCGCAGGGCGGAACAACGCACCAAGACCAGCAGTGGCAACACCTTCACCAAGGCCTTGTACAGCGAACACTCGGCGTGCAGCAGCTTCAGCATCAGCTGGGGCAATACCTTGCTCGATAAGTTTCTCGTATGTGTCCTGTGCAGACGAGCCGCCGAACAGCCCAGCTTGCAGTGCTGGGGCTAAAACTTGACCCCCGGGCACAGCCATAAGACCGAGTGTAGGAACGATACCACCTACGCCACGCGCACCAGTAACAAGTGCTTCACCGAGCAAACCACGACCGCGTAAGTCGGCTTCTGTGCCGCGACCGCGTACGTCAGCGGATTCAACAAGTGCTTGGCCAGCCCGGTATCCGGGCGCAGCCTCAGAAATCTGTACGCCATACTGGCGCTCAAGGCCTGTGGGCCTACCAAGGCGGGGGAATGCACCTTCACCGACGCGCTCGCCACCCGCATCAGAGAAGTACTTCAGGGCTTGGCCCGCCATCCGAGGGGCGTCTACGGTAAGACCAGCACCAAATTGCCTACCGATCTCACCCAAAGTACTGCGAGGTGCAATGCCCAGTGTGTCGGAGAGTTGCGCCACGGAGGAACCAGTGCGGCGTGCCGCTTCACCAAGAACTTCCGAATCACTGGCGTTTGCTAGTTCAGGGAAGGCTTGGCGAATTTTGTCAAAGGCGGACATCAGAACTCCGTAGCTGTGGCTTTATTGCCCCAAGTATAGCCCGCGTAGCCGCTCCTGACTAGTTGTTGGAGCTGCTCTCACTGGCGCTGCGGGTGGCAGCATTGTGTTGCTGAGATTGATGAGCCCTTGCCCTGCAGGAGTGGCTTGCTGCTGTGTGGGAGCATTTCTGCGCATGGCTTCGATCAGCGCGTCCGCAGGGTCTGCGGCAGCACCGTCTTGGGCGCTAAGTGCTCTGCGAGCCGCAGCGGCGGCTGTTTCAGCAGTGTACTTAACAGGCTTGCCGTCTTTCATCACGCCAGAGGGCTTACCAACCAATTCCTTTGCATACTCCACTACGGCAGCTGCGGTAACTTCTGGGCGAGGTGCTGGGCCAGTGCTTACTTGCTTACCGGGGCCAGATGTGACCATGTTGAATTCACGCTCAAGGGCTCTACCCTCTGGGCCGAGTTTTTGCTCAGGCGTAAGTGCGGTGAATTGGTCTCGGATGTCTTTCAGCCTAGCTTGCGTAGCATCGTCAGCCTGAAGTCCCCTTGCACGAACATTAGCTAGGTTAGTTGTAGATTTAGACGCCTCAATGGCCGCAGTGTCTTTGGCCAACCCAGATTTAGCTTTCTCTAAATTCATCGTGAAGTCGATGATGGTGGCTGGGTCCATAGCGGCTCTGTTCAAGTACGCAGTAGTCTCAGCCTCACTGCCAGAAAACACGTTTGGCTGGATGATTTGACCGGTAGCAGTGTCCACACGGTTTAACGACACTTTGCCGTCTTTGCCACGGGTGACTTCAAAGTGGGAGCCGGGGTCAAGATCGTTGCTTTCTTTGTGAGCCTTGAGCAAACCGTCAAGACCTTGGTTCTCCACCAACTTTCGGATTCGCTGCTGAGACGCTTTGAACTCCTGCTCACCAATGCCAGTAAGACTTGATGCAACTTTAAACTGCTGCTCCACACCCATGCCCAAACGCTGCACTTCGGCGTTGATTTCTGCGAATCCAGCGTTTGGGTTCTGCGAACGCCACGCGTTGAAGTCGGTCATTTTCTGGGCGTCAGCTGCCTTCTGCGTACGCTCGTTGATTTCCAAACCAGTGAGAGTCTGTCTGTTGGCGAAATCTTGCACGTTGCGAGCTTCAGCAGCCTTTGCTCGCTCTTCCGCAGAAATGGCTCGTTGCATTTCCTGTGCACGGGCTTCCAGTGCGTCGGCTTGGGCCACATCACCATACCGACGATACACACCTGCAAGGCCTTCAGCACGCATAGGAGCTGCAGCTTGACGGGCTTCTTGGCGAGTCGCAAAGTTGGTGGGTCCACTGGCCACAGAGAAGTCGGGCGCAGTTAGACCTTGGCGACGGGTCAACTCACCAATGGCTTGGTCGTACGCAGCAGCTTGCGCTGGGTCTTGGGCTTTGAGACCTTCGAGCTGCGTAATGTTTTCCTGCAAGCCGGGACCGTATGCACCTTCAGTGACGTCAAAGCGTGCCGAGGTTTGCGCCAAGTCGCGGGCCTGCTTGGCCCCAGCGATGGCTTCGAGTCCTCTGCCAATGTTGTTGAAATTAAGCCGCATTGCTGACCTCCACCATTTCCATGCCGAGACCGGCGTAATTTACTGCCATGAAGCCGTCGGGCATTGTGAACACCATGTCTGGGTAAGTCTCCAACACATCCTGCGCCATCACGCCGAGGAAGCGGCGACCGGAACCGTTGATGTACTCGAACTCGTACAGCGGCAGCATGGTGCGTTCATCGCGGCCAACCAGCTCAATGTTTTGTTTCAAGCGACGGTCGGAGAAAGCCGTGTAGGCCTTAGCAGCTCCAGTAAGCAGCCCGCCAACATCAAGCCCTTGCTGCTGCATGCCAGCGTTGTATGCGGAAGTCTGTGAGCCCAGAACACTACCCATTGTCTGACCAGACTGTGCCATACCTGTCATGCGCTGATTGCCAGCAGACATCGCCGTACTGCCCGCAGCTTGACCTGCGCCAGTGGCACCGCCATACGCAGCAGTTGAAGCACCTGCAAGGTTACGGCCAAGGCCAACGACATCCAGTTTGCGGGCAAAGCCCAGTTGTTCCGCTTGTTGGCGTGCTTGGTTAGCAGCTCCGGTCTGCATAGCTGCAAGGCCCATCGCGTTGGCGTTAGACGCAGCACCGAAAGCACCAGAGGCTGGGTTGACCCCACGGCGTGTAGCTTCACGCATCATCACGCCCTGCGAGCCTTGGAATGCTTTGGCCGCGTCTGCCATAGCTTTAGACGCCAACTGCTGGCGGTAAGCCTCAGTGTCGAACTCCTGCGCCTGTCTAACTAGACCTTGTTCAACTGGCCGGAAAGTGTCCCGCTGGTAGTCGTAGTAATCACGGGCTTGCGCCATCTGCTCTTGCTGAGCGTCTGCCAAGGATGTTGCCAACCGGGTGGTGAATGGCTTCATCTCTGCGTACTGGTCGCGAGCAAACTGAAGCTGCTCTCGCCCGAGAGCTTCCATCCCAGAATAGTCTGGTGGTGGAGGACTAGATTTACCGCCCATAATTTACTCCTTGCGCAGCCACCGACAGGTGTCAGGCCGCATTACCAAAACGTGCATGTCGGCACCGGGGGCACCGTCTTTCATGACGAACTCTTCCTCAAATCCGAGGTGTTTGTCAAATGCCAGTATTTTAGGCTCATTTGAGGGAACCATGCCAGTCAATCTTTTCAGCCCACAATGTCTGAATGCGTAGTCGCACACCGCTTGGAACAGCGGAACGATCTGTTTGGTCTGCCGGACGATGGCAATGTGGCACGTGGCGTTGGCCCCGTTGTAGTTGTTGATGACCACGCCAGCCAAAACTTCGTCACCACTCACAACGCCAATGGCGTAGAAACTGCCCCAGTCAGCGTTCTGGTTGACCTGCTCAGCGACCCATGCACCAATGCGTTCTTTCTGGTCATAGACGAGGTGTGCCATGCGCGGATTATGGCTTACTGCGGGGGAGTTGGCCAGACGATATTGTGCGGATCAGGTTGTTCTGTGACGTCGCGCAAAGCCTGACGGTAAATGGCCCACGCAGCTTTGTCTTCCAGAGGGACATCAGGCAGCTGGGTCCAGTCGGACTGCACCAGCAGGGCGTCTCTGCGCGTGCGGATGGTGGGCCAGACAATTTCGTCGGGCAGCGCCTGAATCGTGAACTCCACTTCCATCGACTCTGCGGGCACGGGGGTAACTGCGGATGCAGCATACAAACTATCATCCAACGTTGGCGGGTTGTATTTGACGATGCGCTCCCCGGGCTCCACGCGCATAAACGGGGTGGGTTTGGGCACCACCATCTTGATGGTGCCGTCGGGGTTCAGGAAGGCGTAGGGCATGTTATTTACAAATGGGGGCAGCTAAATCCATAGCGCTAATACCCTCTGGAATCATAGACGGGTCAATGATTTCGCTGTTTTCCTTGTCTCGCAGCGCATGGATGCAATAGGCCACCGTTTCATCGGTCAAGGCTTCCAACTCATGCACCTTGTCCTTGTGGATGTAGATCATGTGCGGCGCGGTGAACTCGGAGGCGACGCCTTCGACCGTCACTTTTAACTTGCCTTTGGCGAGCAGCGTTAGGTGATCGAACTGGTGAGTGTGACCAATTTCAATGTCGCCAGCTTTCTGGAAGCGCATCATGCGCGAAAACAAATTAGCAACACAACCGATGCGAACTATTGGTGCGCTCATAGAATCGCTCCGGGAATTGCATCTGGGGGAGGCGTAAATGGTGATGGTTCAGGCTCAGTATATTCGGCTATAGGGCCAAACTCTCCGGCCATAGCACGATTCCAAATTTGAATTGCATGTTCAACTGGGTCTGCTGTGTGACAAGCAAACGGTACTTCACCAATACCCTCAAAATCAACGACACAATCAAAAGTTGTGTGTTCGGGATTTACCCAAACCAAGTCTTTAACAAAATAAAAGTTCATTTTTTTATCCTTATGCAATTCGGATGCACAACATAGCAGCCGCGATACTAGTAGAATAACCATCATAATACAGACCCAGAGCGCTATTAAGCGCTCTCCAAGTGCCGCTGCAAGGTGACCAAGTGGCGGTTCCGCTTGGGTACTGTTGTGTATTAAAAGCCGTTGTCCGATTTGATAGGTTAGCCGGAAAACCCCCGGCTGCTGTAAGGGGTACTTGACCCATCTGCCCTACTTGGAAAGATGTACCCGAGCTACCAAACCACTGCCCACTATTACCAGCAGTGCACCGAAAAAGGAGTGATCCAGAAATTGAATCTCCGGGTTTTCTTCCGTTTGCCAAAGTAGCAATAGCTGCCGTATAGGAAAGCACCATAACGCTACCAATAGCATCAGTAGCAGTAAAAGTCGCGCCTGTTACAGCCGCAGTTGCCTGCGTTGACCCATCATTGAAAAGGATGTCTCCACCCCGTACGGTTACTGGCATTTCGTTTCTCCTTAAATGGTGTCGTTACCTTGGACCTGAATAGCGACGAGCGTGCCTGCACTTGTCATTTTTGCGATCCGTGTACCGTTATACAAAAACACCAGATCAGACCCGGATTGTTGCACGGTGAAGTTTGCGGTAATTAAGTTGGCTGCGTTCGTAGCATTTGTGGCGCTTGTGGCGCTTGTGGCGCTTGTGGCGCTTGTCGCCGTGGCGGCGTTACCAGTAATGTTGATACCCCAAGTGCCTGATGCACCAGTACCGCCAGCGGACGGTGCCCCAATTGTGTTGTAGCTGATCGTTGTGGCTGTGCCGCCGCTGAAGTTAACGCCGCTGGCAGCGCCAGAGCCGCCGTTATTGAACGTCAGGTTGTTGCTCAGGTTGACCGAAATGTTGGCCGAACCGTTAAAGCTCACGCCGTTGATCGTACGCGCAGTGGCCAGCGTTGTGGCTGTAGCAGCGTTGCCTGCAATGTTGCCTGCGACCTTGGAGCCCGCAAGCGATGTGATCCACGCAGGATCAGCGTACGACCCAGAAGTCACAACGCCGTTGGTAGCAGTGGCCGCGTTGCCGGAGATGTTGATAGCATACAGCGCAGTCAGATCAGCCCACGTGGAACCGTTGTATTTCTGCCACTTCGATGCCGCGCTAGACCAACGGACAGTGTTTGTCGGGATGTTGGTCGCAGTCGTTACTGCAGGGTCAATCCCAACAGCGAGGTCGTCAAATCGCGCATCCAACTCCGTAACAAAGTTGGCGTAAGCGCTGGTCAGTACTGGTTTGCTATGGTCAGCCATGTCAATATCCTCGCACGGAGTAGCTCACAGTGCCTGAAATTCTTGTTCCGCTGCTGTTGTACAGCAACACCTTGAAACTCAGCGGGTCGTACGAATCTGTGAAGTCATAGATTGCATACACCGGCGATGTCGTGTTCGCAGACACGGTGATTGATTCTACGTCAATGAATGTCTTGACGCCAGTACTTGTCCGGTTCTCAGTCAGAAAAACCGTGGTGCCACCAGAATCAGTGCTTAGCGCGGACACCGACCCAGTCTGTGTTTTCAGCTTTGTGTCCAGCTTAACGGTCAAGTCAGCAATCTCTGTGATACCTTGGTCGTTGGTTGCGGTAGCGGTAATACGCATCTTTACAAATCGAAAGTTGACAGCATAAGCCTGCGTGCCGCTGAAGGTTTGCACATTGGATGTGAACCCAGAATCCAGCGCTGTAGTTATGGTAACCGCCGTGGACACAGTTCCAGCTACGTCGATCTCGCGATAGGTAACGCCAATCTTCATAGCTGCCAGAGTAGCGCCGTAGTCAAACACTTCTTCGTAGTACCCGGACAAATTACCCGGCTGAATGAAGATAGGGTACCCTGCGGTAACCTGTGCTTGCGGAGACGCCCAACTACGGCTGGTGAAGTGGTCCTGCCATGTCTGTACGTTGTCGACAGGAATCGCCAATACCTGTCCGTCAGTAGCTGCGCTACTGCGCGTACCTGTAAACGTAGATATGAAGTTGGTTGCCAACACATAGTCGGGCGGCACGTTCACTGTGGCAGTAACGCTCACCGGCGACCCGTAGTTGCCCGCCGTGTCGATGGCTGTAAGCCAGTATGTGTAGATCGTCTGGCTCGGAGGAGCTTCAAACACCGTCGTAAACCCGCCATCTTTGCGACCAATGTCATCAGCTGTAGCCCACACTGGGCCTCGGCGCAGGTCGTAAGTGGCAATGGGTAGCGACCCGGGGTTATTGGCCCAGCGGAACAACACGTTGTTGTCGATGACCTCAGTGGTTAGGTTGATAACTTGCCCGGGAACGATGTTCACAGGTACTGTCCGCACAGCGCCAAAGTTACCCGCTGAGTCGACGGCCCGCACCAACAAATTCTTGTTTAACCATGTGACCTTAGTCCTGAACGCTGTAGCGTACAGCGTAGCCAGTAGTGCCGCCGGAGAGACAGACGTGTCATATACCTCGTAGCGCTCGACAGGTAAAGAGCCAGAAGGCACCAACCAAGTTAGCAACACCTGTTCACCGTCAAACTCTGTGGTTACGGCAGGAGCAATGGGCACTTCTACAGTGACGTTAAACGTGGTGTACGCGCCTTGGTCATTGTTGATGTCGATAGCGGCAATGCGAAATTGGCGCGTCCCAGCCCACGAAGCGCGAAAGCGGTGTGAGTTGCCAGACACAAGGTCAAGCGGAAGCCAGCCGCCGTCAAAGTATTCAATGAGGTACAGCGAGACAGCAAGGTTACTTGTGGGTGTTGGCCACGCAAAATCTACATCAGGGCCAACAAACGTGCGTGTTACCGTAACAGGGCCGGGGCCAAGTAAGGTGCCAGCGCCATTAACATCGTTGAACGGCCCTGCAAGTGTGTTGTACGCGACGTCCCTGATCCAGTAAAAATACGCGCTACCAGCGTCTGGCAAACCGTCTGTGTATGTGTTACCTGACGTGGAGCCAATCTTGGTGGCCGCACTTAGGTTGTTGTAGTCTGCACGCCAGATTTCAGTATGGGAGTACTGGTCAAACGCGCTGGTGTTCCAAATTAAGATGGTATTGGTTTTGTCCGTCGTAACAACCAGCCCGGTTGGCGCAGGGGGTGCAGTATCAGAAGTCACCCAGCTCGGCAATGAAAACTCGACCAACCCAAGCAACTGCTCAGCGGAATACTGTTTACCACCAATAGAGGTGACGCCCTCTTTAATTTTGAGCAACCCGGTGTCCAGCAAGTCTTTGAACGTGGGCGAGGCATCCAGAGGACTACCACGCTGGCGCGTGCGGACTTCCAGCGACTCTTTGATAGCCGACAAAAACTGGCGAAGCTGCGGATCGACGTTCGCAGGTAGTGCGGGGACTGGCGCGGGCTTATAACTCATAGGGCTCCCAGCTCGTCTATAGAGTCCGCAACATGCACAGACAGAATTTCGGCGGTGCCACTCAGCTCCACCTCGTAGTATCGAGCGCTATACCCACTAGGCAACCAAAACGGATCGGCATTGGCCACAGTTTGCGTGTGTGTTAGTACGCCGTCAGCGTATAGCTTGAACGTAGCAGGGTAGCTTTTCGCTACCACCTGAGCGCAGCCCTTGTTGCAAGGCGATGGCATTTCAAAAATAGCCGAACGCCACGTATAGGTTAGCTTGTCGTTGTCCGCGTTCCACTTGACGACGTTTGTACCCACCTTGAGGTAGAGAGCATCCTGCACCATGTCAGTGAACCCAGCCGTGGCATAGGTGTCAGTGAACGTAAAAGCTGCGTTGCCCTGTGAAGGGTCAAAGATAAACCCTCTCTGCACGGCTCCATTGTTGTAGAACCCGTGGTAGCGCCCCTCGTGGTAATACCCGTGGATACTTGACGGAACCAACGCCTGCCACTCTTTACGACTAAAAAACTGCGCGGTGACGTTGTTCACTGCCCCGGTGCCGGTAATGTAGATCAAGCCGTCAGGTGAAGCGTATATAACGCCACCATCTATCGCCGCGATTGAGCGCTTGGCTACGCATGACTGGGGGCTATCCAGCCGAACCAGTGACATGGCCGATGGGTCAGACCCGGTCAGTAAGTAGGGAAAACCGGTGGTTAACACAAACGCGGTAGTGCCTACAGCTGCTCCACCCACAATAGGAAAGTCCACAGCTTGGGAGTAGCCCGGAGGATAAGCCGACGGAATATAAGCCTCAGATGGGTAGATGTCGTAGCCATCAAACACCAACATGATGCCGTTGGCCATCTGCACTATGCCAAACGAGGTGCTGGGAGGTGGAAACCACTGCACGCTGGGGATGATCTCGCCCAACGCATCTCCGGGGATGGAGTCCGAGTAGGTTGTCTGGTTGATCGGAATCTCGTCAATAAACTGGTATTCAGTGGCCAAATTACCAGTCAGTGTCCGGTAGATACGTTTGGCCGTAATGTACCCAGAATACCCAGTAGGAGCAGCGCCTGCCATAGAAGCAAGGGCTGCGATTCCACCGTCGGGGTGAATTGTCAGGGCGTTGGAAGGCGGGCTAGGGGGGCCCTCTTCGCCAAGCGAGGTAACAAATGTGTAGACATAGACACGAACTTCTGCAGTGGTGCTGGTGTCGCCTTCGGTGCCTACGGTAGCCACGGGAGTTGCTGTGGGCGCAGGAACTCCCAAAGGGCGTGAGCCCCATGGGTAATCACCTGAACCGCCTGTGAGCGCCAACGTGTTGTACGTCATGCGCGGGCCCAGCGTGGGGTGCGTGAAGTACGTGCGCTCGGTCTGGTCGTTGGCGATCGCGCCTTTGACTATGTCGACGTCAACAGTCCAGTGAAACCAATACTGCGTATCGGAAGTAAGGTCTTGGCCGTACCGGTAGATCGTGGACACAGGCGCAGCTGTAAAGCCAGACACTACAGTGAGCGGAGCAGTCCACGCATCCAGTGTTCCGGCAAGGAGGCGGACGTTATTCGCTGTCTGCGCCAACTCGGGCGACAACTTGTTGGGGGACACTCTTGGTGCCACGCCAGAGAATTTGGTCAGCGAAATTACAGCCATGATGAATTCCTCACTAGGCCAGATTGTAGTTGGGATCGCTCAGTACCGCCAATGCGTGGTTCGTGTGAATGATGCGGTCATCCAGTCCTATGGTGCCGCCGTTGATCCGCTTTGTGAGGGCCAAGTTGTTGCCAGACTCAGCCAAGTCGTTCAGCTTTTGGGTGTTCCAGAACCACCCAGCGGTCAAGGCAGCGTACTGAGGCGTAGCCACAAGGTCAGGCTCCATGATGAAGTCCACGCCGAGGGCCTTGCCTGCATGGTGGTAGTTTGCAGTGCCAGTCAACTGAATGCAACCACGGCCACGAAAACGATACCCATCGCCAGAAGCCTCGTCCCGATTTGACATACGGTTGCTGTAAATGCGGTTTGCAATTTTCTTTGGTTGTCGTTCATATGCAGCAGCCTCTTCAGGCGTGAAGCCCCATGTGCGCCGTGGCGTACGGGGAAAGAGTTTGAGCAGCGTTGCAGCCCTGTAGTTGAGGTTCTCCTCCAGAACACGAAAATTGGCGCTCTCATGGCCACACTGGCCGATGAACGCAGCCTGCTGACGAGGCGTGAGGATGTTGAATCGCTCAAAGGTGGCGTTTAGCGCATCGACCCACTGAGGGCCGATGTGGAGTTTATTGAGTTGTTCAGCGTTGACCATTGATGATGTTCCTCATATTGTCGTATGCGTCGATGCACGCATTCAATTGGTTGATGGCCCTGTCCCCTTCGGCTGCAATCTGCGCGATCAGTTCGAGGGTTTGCCGCTCGGACTCACTGGGACCAGTATCTGGGTCAGGCGCTCGGTCAGGTTGGCTTGGCGCTTGGTGGCTATTTCCGCTGGCAACGGGGGTACTTGGGCTGGCTTGTACGCAACTTGCGGAGGGGAGGCGCACCCTACCAGCACGAATGGCAGAATTAAGATCAGTTTGCTTTTTGCTGATGACATCGTTGGCCTTTCTAAGTTCGGTTTCTTTGTCGGCTACAGCCTTGGCCATCTCTTGTTCTTTGGCTCTCGCCTCTTCGTTCTTGGCCGCAATCTGCACTTGCATCTCAGCGTCCCGATCACCCCAGCCACTGTTGTAGCCGTATTTGTAGATTGCAAAGATCGCCAACAGCGCCAGCAGCACTGCTATGCCTGTGCGCTGTATGGAAGTCATGTAGCCTCTTTCCGAGCCGCTGCAATCTCTGCACGGTCCTCTTCGGGCTCTTGGTGCTCTGGGGGCGTTGTCGGAGGTGGGCCGGGTGTCCACGTCTCGTCCAGCTCAGGATTCTTGAAGCCCATCCAGTTGAAGTCAGGCATCGACACCGTAGTCGATGGGGCACAATAAGCCTGATGCGCTGCGCTGGTGTTGGCCTGCTGCGTGGAGGTGTTGGTGGCCACAGCCGAGTTGGTTGGCGGTGGCTGCTTGTTGATCACACCACTGACTGCACGCTTACCCACAATACCGCCGATACCACCTACTATCAACAACACGATGTCGTTAAGCATCTTGGTGTATGCCGCGTCAATGGGGGCCATTGACTTGATTGGCTGGGTGACAAAAGTGACTGAGTACAGCAGCGCAAAGACGATGCCAGCAAGGATCAGTGTGATCATCACGACCACAAAGCCCCACACCCTAACCTCCAGCTCTTCAGCGGTCAGTTTTGGTGTCTGTGGGTTGTTTAGTTTGATCAATTTGCTTCTCCAAGATAGGGGCTACCAGATACTCAGGACACTGCTGTGTGAACAGACACCTAGGTTTGACACACTCAGGCTTGTGAAAGTTGTCAGGGTTCTGGCATGGGTATCTATACCGATCCTCACAGCCGACCAGAAAAATGAAAGTAACCAACAAAAAGTATTTCATGCGCGTACATCCACCATGTGTTGTTGAGGCCTAGCTTCCTCGATCAGCTTGACGTTATGCTCTTTTGTTTGCCGCGCATCCAGTTGCAACCGCTTCAAGTTCTGTTCGTTAAGCAGCCGAGAACGCTCTTGCAGTTCTTTCAAGTGTCTTTGGTGCGCCTCGACTTTCATATGCCTAATTTCTCCAAGAACGCTTCGATGATTCGGTTGGCTATTTCTGGGGGCAAGAACTGAAGCAGTTTAAATCCAACCCAGATGGAAGCAAGATAGCAGTTGATTTTGAGCCACTTGTCAAAACCCTCCCTGACTTCTTTCCACTTGTCCATGTCATGAGCCACACCCGTAGTCAGCACAGTAAAAGACTAGCTCAAGGATACCCCAGAAGATGATGACCGCAATCACCGTGATGAGTGTGATAGCGATGGTCAGCTCGATCATCTCTTTGCGCTTTCGGGAAGCATTGAGCGCACGCGCAGCCTCACGCCTTTGCTCGGCCACATCTTCCTTGTTCATCTCCATAACACGTTGCTGGATTGAGTTCCAAACGTCCATGTTATTGGTGCTGAAGAACATACCTTTAAGTTGTTCTTCGAAATCTCGCTGAGCTTTTAGGGCAAGCTCAATCTCAATGGCTTTGCCCATATTGGAGCCGCCAGCCTTCTTGGCTTCCTTCGCTGCCTTGGTAGCTGTGTGCTTGGCATCAAAGTACTTGCCGATCAGTGGGCCGAGACTAGCTACATCATCGACAGTTGCCGACGCCTTTTTGATCATGTTGACCGCAGCACTCACTGCAGCCATTGCGCTGATCGGATCAATCATTACAGCCCCCTTACGGCAAACAGGGCGACTTGCAGTAGCCACCACACAACAACGATGCTGATGGCGATTTTAACCCTCATGCCAGTGCCCACACAAATACTTTGGCGCACCAAATGATCATCCCAACAATAAGGACCGCAGCGATAAAGCTAACGGCCCAGTCTTTCATAGCCCTATGATTTTCTTCACGAACTCAGCAGCTACGCCGGGGCCAAGCAATACAGCAGCAATTGTGATGTAAAGCAGGTACTCAATCTTGGTCATCCGCTTTTTGCCGGAATCCAAAGACTCATTGATTTTCTCATACCGTAAGGCGCAGACCTCCTCGTGGGTAGACAGCCTTGCTTCTGTTGCGTCAATCGTACTCATCATCTCATCCTTGGGCCATTCAACCAAATAACAGCGGAGTTTCTTGCACCAGATTGAATCGGAACAACCCGATGCTCCAGCATTGAAGGAAAGGCAATCATGTCGCCTTTCTTCAGGTCAGCAGTATATTCTTGATACAGCTTAATTTGTAGGTCTCCACCCTCGTATTCCGATGGGTCAGACAGCAAACAAATGACACTGACTTTGCGCTCCATAGGCAGGCCACAAAGCGGGAACGTGTCTGTATGCCAGCCATAGTGTCCAGCAGGGCCGTATGAGCCGAATTGGACGTTCTCATGGCCTGTGATGTCATAGCCCCAACCATTGATGTGGTTCGCGGCCATGCCATGCTCATACATGATGCCGCCAAACCAATGATTGTCAGGGGCAAACCGCAGCACAGTGTCCCGATGGGCTTTGTCTTGGTGTTCGCCAGCAGTACCCATAGCGGCCTCCTGCGGCGCTATTGTCATAAACTCCCGAACAGCCGCATCACATACGTCTGTCGGGATTTGTCCTATGTACCAAATTGGTAAGTGGCTCATTCTGAAATGCCAAAGTTAAGGCCAACTTGACTTGGGCCGGTTTGCGTTGGGCCTGTGCCATATACCCATAAGTTGACAATGGTGCCTGCTTGCCTTGCTGCTGCAATTGCGTCAGCCAATGCTTGTTGCGCTGCAGTAACGGCGTCCTTCAATTCCTGCTCTGTCATCTGGGTTCTCCAATAAGTTTTTTGACCATGTCACGCAGCTCGGCTACTTCAGCTTTCAAAGCCACAATATCTTCTTCATGGATGTTTACCGCTTCCGTCGTAAACGGGGCTATTTTGTCGTAGTTAATTGTCAAGTAATCAAAACTGCCGTCATCATCAGCCTTTGCTCCGGCCTTATTAACGGCAGCGGCGGTGGGTAGCGCAGCTTTAACGTGTTGCGCAATTAAACCGATTTCTTCATCCCCAGCTTGAACGTCATACCCAATTTCGACAGCCTTTTCGTTCCAGTTAAAACGATGTGCACGAATCTGCGACAACGTACTAAAGACATCTTCCCGGCTAACTCGTTGTTGGTTATTTTTAAGGCGAGTGTCGGACCAGCCAGCCTGAAGTTGGCCACCAACATAAAGGTTGTTGCCATCGACATAGAAGCGCCAACCGCTTCCATCTCTATGGACTCCACAAACGTTGTCGTTCATCATCAAAGCCATACCGGATTCAAACATCAACCCGCGCCAGCCGTTGCGTGATCCGTCAACTTTCCAGCCGCCATATGACGAGTTGTTCGGGTAGAAGTGCGCTCCGTTAAGCGGTGAGTACAGCCCGCTGTGGTTCGGAAATTCAATCCACTCGTTTGAGTAGTTGCGCGCACTTGTAGTCCATGCGTTTGCGGTCAAGCGACCCGGTATGGTTTCGTTGCCCGACATGTCCAACTGCCAACGGTTTGCTGAAGCAGACCAGCCGCCAATACGCATGACGTTATCCGAATCAAGGCCCATGTTGACGGCATACTGACCACTTCGGTGGAACGCCATGATTGCGCCGTTACCGCCCGTTGAATAGGCTTGCATACCTATGCTGGATGCAGAAGCGGTGTTGCCGTTACCTGTAAATTGGTTAGCAGCAGTCCATGTATTTGCCGTGCCAAGAATACTTGCGCCAGAAGGTCCGGGTGGGCCCGCAGGACCTGTGGGTCCGGTCGCTCCCGTGGGTCCGGTCGGGCCGGGAACAGTAGATGCGGCACCAGTCGGGCCAGTAGGTCCGGGGGGTCCAGCGGGGCCACCGGGTCCTGTGGGTCCTGTGGGTCCAGTTGCGCCGGTTGGGCCTGTAGGTCCGGGGACGGTTGAAGCAGGCCCCGTAGGTCCAGCGGGGCCAGCGGGGCCAGCGGGGCCTGTAGGGCCTGTAGGGCCAGAAACGCCAGCAGCCCACACGCCGTCGCCGCGCCAGAATGTAGACGCCGATGCGCTTGTACCGCTGTTTAAGCGAGAGACGGGAAGGTTGGCAGACAAGGAAGCTGCTGAACCCGTCGTGTTTTGGTTTAGTGTTGGAACATCCGCAACTTGGATGGTGGACATGACCACGTTTGTGCCGTTACCACGCAGGTAAGAACCGGCAGTGACCGCTTGGGCAACTCGGTTCATTTCAGCCTGCGCTGTTGTGTTTCCTGTGCCGCCGTTGGCCACAGCCACAATGCCAGACACGTTGGCAGCTGTACCCGAGCTTGTAATAAACCCAGCGCCGTTTGTCAGTTGGTTCGTGTTGGTTACGTTGGTCGCACCGGCTGCAATACCATCCAACTTCGTAGCGTACGTGCCCGTCATGTAGCCGTTAACGCCGGAAGACGCAGCCGCCATGCTGATGGCCGGTGTTGTGCCCCCCGACGAAACTACGGGTGCTGTGCCAGTAACGCTGGTGACTGTACCCGCTCCCGTACCAGCCCCAATTGCCGTGCGAAAAGACGCGGCATCCAAGGCGCTAACCGTGTTGTCCGCGTTAAAACGGGGAAAGGTGATGGCCGAGGGGTTGGTCAGCGTAAATACACTGCTGCCAATTGTTGTTGCGCCTGCGGCTGTACGAATACCCGCAGCATCGGTTGCGCCTGTGCCGCCGTTGGCCACTGGAAGTGTGCCGCTGACGTGGCTAGTTAAACCAATTTTTCCCCAAGCAGGGTCGCCGCCTACACCGCCAGAGATCAGTGCGTTGCCCGTCGCAACATCAGCCAGACTCCCGATAGTCGTGGACGACGCTGCATAGAGCAAATCGCCCTGTACAAAAGAAGTCAGGCCTGTGCCACCTCTAGTAGCCGCGATGGTGCTGGCGTTCCACGTTCCCGCTGTCAGCGTACCAACCCCGGTGACGCCTGTGTACGAGCCGCTCAGTCGTGCAGAAGGCAACGTGCCGCTGGTGATGTTGGCTGCGTTGGTAGTGTCTGTTGTGGCGGAAGTCGCAAGGCCGGAGACGGCTGCTGCAGCGATGGCGATAGCCGTAGGCGTAGCGCTTGTGACTTGCCCTTGAGCGTTGGTGGAAAAGACAGGTACAGACGACGCAGAGCCATAAGTGCCAGCAGTGCCAGTGTTGGTAATGCTGAACTGTGTGCCGCTGAGTGTAAGCCCGGTCCCAGCGCTGTAAATCTGCGCAGAGGAAATCTGAGCAAATGTGATGTTGGTGGTGCCAAACGTGATGGTGCCGGACGTATTGCAGGTGTATGTTTCACCCGCGCCGGTTGTACCTTGCTGCACAAAAACCGAAGACCCTTCGCTCAGACCGGCGGCACTGTCAAAGATATAGGTGTTTGCGTCAGCCGAACGGGTTAAAACCCAGTTGGTCGATCCAGAGCCAGTGTTTGTGACAACGTAGATGCCGTTCTGCGTTTGGTTGGTCTGCTGATAAACCAGCACGCGATCATTGGTGGCCACGGTTACGCCGTCAATCACCAGAGCTGCCTGAGTGCCCGAGTTTGTCAGTGTCGCTCCAACTCCAGCAGTGCCGTTGTTGTATGTGGCGGTCAAGTTGATTGGGGACTCAACCCGCACAGGCTGGTGGAAGTGAATACCAGAGGAAATCAAGTCGTCGACATACTGCTTAGACGCAGCATGCAGCGACTGTGTGGGGTCCGCGTGAAGAGTAAGCGCACCTGTCAACGTGCCGCCGGAAACTTCCAGCTTGCCCGTGTTCAGGTTATTGAAGTTGGCATCGACCTCCGCGTTGGTTAGCGGAGAGCCTTTGCCAGCGCGGGTGACGATAGTTGCCATTTACGAACCTCAATTAGCTAACAGTGATCGTCCATGTAATTGACATGGCGTCGTCAACACCTTTGTTAACGACAGAGAATACGGTACGGCACAGCATTGTACCGCCAGAGCTGTCATTGAAGACGCCAGCTTCCACAACCGCTCCTGTGCCAGTACCTGCGGGGAACGTAGCCGTATAAGTCACTACAGCGCCTGCCGCGGAGTCAGATGCCAGTGCCACACGACCGAGCTGAGAACCCAACGCAGTGTCTCCAGCAGCTGCGGCAGTGCTAGACGCACCAATAGCCATATGGCTCATCTCTGTGGGGGTGCCAACCATGCGTGCAGCGATAAACCCTTTGCCGGTTGTAACCACCAAGTTTTTGATCTCTCGGGTGTCCTTGAGTGAGCCGTCCTTGTTGAACAGCGTGAGCGTCACGTTACCTGTGACTTTGAGATTGTCGTTGACCATTTTAGGCTCCTTAAAAAACTCTGGATTCGCCGACATAGTCTTCGGCAAAATATGTGATGTCGCAGTAGCTTTGACTAATCAAACTACCTGCGTCTGCGGTTGTGGCTGTGTCAGCCGCCACCTTGTTAGATTGGCGGGACGTAGCGTCAGACACCATTGTGACATTAGAAACGCTCTTTGAAAAGGTATAGACCGCGCCATCCCCAGCGTCGAAGCCGTCATTCATAGCTACGCCGTCTGCAAGCAGCTTAGCCAGTGAGAAGAGTTCTGTGTCCTGCAGCGTGAATGTGTCGGCAAATGGCTTGAAAAGTGCGCGTTCCACTACATCCGGCGCGGTGACCGTGTCAAAAGCAGCCTTGGTAAAACTGTATCTGGAAACGTCCGTCAGCCCGTAAGCATCCGCGATGGCTTTAGCGAGCTGCTTTGCAGCAGAGTCGCTCAACGCAAAATTGTCAGAGCTTGGCTTGGTTACATGTTTAGCTGCAAGGTCGCTTGTTACAGCGGAGTCTTGTAGCAACTTAGCTATGTCGAACACCTGTGCTTCCGACAAGTTGAGCACATCTGCGAAAAAGCGCACGTAAGTTAGCAGCTTAGTGAACTCGTCGGTAAGCGCTATGCTGTCACCCGATACAGCCTTTTCAAACTCGTAGTGGCTATCATCTACGGCGTATGCAAGATTTGTCAGTGGTTTAGCCAGCGAGAGACTTACGCCGTCCGATACTACCGTTAGCTCTGGTACAAACTGGTACCGCCCAGAAGTGTCCAGCACAGCAGAAAATGCAAGCTCGATGTAAGCAATACTCGCGGCTGGGACAACTGCTGTTACGGAGGCAAAGGCTTCGACCGCGCTGGTTTCTACAACTGGCTGCGTAGATGTTGTCGCAGATACAGGTACAACTACACCAACGCCGACCCGAATGCGTGTAACGCTTGTCGTCGCTGCGGGGGTTACAGTGGTAACCCGGGTCGCCATTAGAAGTCCTCGCGGAGCTTGAACTTGAGCAGGTCGTAGACCGTCTGAACAGTGGTGTCGGAAAAGGTGATCTCGATCTCACCCTCATAATCGCCCGGCTCCCCCTGCAACATAGCTGGCTCTGACGCAGGGTAAAACACCACCTCACCGTTGGCTCCATCCGTCACAGTACCTGTGACTGTCGCGGTCAACGTAGTGGC